CAACTGACTTGACTCTTGGCGCCGGCGCAAACTCTAATACTTTTACTAATGCTTCTGGAGGAACACTAGGTGCAGCTTCTGCGAACAATACTTTTGACTCAGGAGCTGACAATAATACTCTCGGAGAATCCGCCAACTACAATACTTTCAAGGAGTCGGCAGTCGGCAATACCTTGGGAGACGGCTCAGAATACAACATTTTTGAAAATGGCGCATCGAGTAATACCTTGGGTATTGCGGCACGCGGTAACATATTCGAGCCGACTGCAAGTAACTTAATTTTTGGTGACAATTTACAGAATGTCACCATTGAATCGGGCACAGTTGGTGCTGACTATTCGGCATCACCGACTTATGATTTTCTCTACAACAACAATTACTCCTCAAAGATATTTTTTGATGGCAAGGATAACTATCATTCGTACTACCATACTACCAAAGATCAGATTGTACTGACAAACCTCTCTACTCTGACAACGAGCTATATAGGTGCGCCTGCGTCTCCAAATAAGAGCGTACAGTTCAACAATAGCGGAGTATTTGGAGGCAGCTCCAATTTTACATTTGATTCTGCAACTAACCTGCTGTCGCTAACAGGTAGCATTGATATTACCGGTACCTATATTGACTTGGAAAATACCCTGAACACTGGAGTGTACATTGCTAGTAAAAATCTAAGTAACGGCGCTAGTGCCTATTCTCAACTTTTTTTACAAGGAGGAGCCAGCACTAGCGGTATTCAAAAAGGAATTTTCACATTTGGTCAGGCACAGACAATCAATACTTATCTGCGAAGCTCTACGCTAATTTCAACCGTGGCATCTGACTTGGCAAATACAAATGTTGCCAAACAGATCTATTTTATTGCCTCCGCCAATTCTGGTTCGCAATTCGAGTGGCACTATAATACTTCAAACTCATTAGGTGCACCAAATTTAAAAATGTACTTGACCAGCGGAGGAGCGCTATGGGTGAACAGTTCAATCTCTGCAACTGCTGCAACTATACGTAATACGCCTACTGCAAATCCATCTGGCACCCAGGTATTAGTTAGAAATACCTCTACCGGTAACGTAGAATACCGTACCTATGGAGGACTCTACTCGCAAACTGCCCAGAGCTCAGCAATCGCGGCAACTGTGACCGAAAGCAGCTTGATTGGTACTGGAGTAGGTTCCCTAAGCGTGCCGGCAAACGGTTTTGTAGTAGGAGATTCTTTCCATGCCAAACTGTTTGGCGAGGTGACTGCGGCTAATGCTGAGACCCTACAGATTAGGGTAAAGTCCGACTCAGTGATACTGGCTGATTTTGGAGCCTATACAATGCCGACTACTAGTAATAAGGTCTGGGAGCTGAGCGTCGTCTTTACGATCAGAGCGATTGGAGCAGCTGGAGTTGCCTCATTTGCTGCAAATGGAGCCTTCTCCTTTACTCACGGTGGAGGTAATACTGTTGAGGTAAATAGGGTAAATACTATAAATTCAACAACATTTGACACGACTAGTTCAAATACGCTAGACATAACTCTACAATGGGGATCAACCAACGCGACTAACACTATTCATACGGATCAGTTTATTTTACATAAAATCTATTAATTATCTCCAGAATGAAGTTCAACGAATCTTTTCGCGATTTTGCCTTAATCAAAATCTAATTCAATATCGAAATTAAAGTAGGCAAACTTTGCCTGAAAGGTCTTGAAGTCTGGAGTACCTCCGCTGTATGATAACTTAAATCCTTCTTGGCTCTTCAAGATCGGTCGATTAAAGATGATCGAGGCCACCAGATATCCCTGATTATCCAATAACGACAGTCGCATCGGTGGAAAAGTGGGCAAGGTTTTGTTCTTCTCAAAATCTAAAAAGTCTAAGCTGTTTTCAAGAAAGATAAAGTAATTGAGATATGCATCCGTCATCTTAAAAGTAACCGTAAACTCTCGGCTAAAAAGGTCTGGAATTTGTACCGCGTTTTTAAAATCTTGTTTCTTGCCCAGCAGTCTGATTTGCTCAGCAGTTGACATAGTCCAGCCTGGAAAATCTATGGTCTGTACAGTAGACGACATAAAATCATCAATGCTATCATACGGCAGGATCAGACTCTGATAATATTTCTTGTATTTTTCTTTTACCCGCTCGCTGAAAAAATCCGGCGGAAAGGAAAAGATGAATCCGTTTTGTCTAGAGTTTAATAACATCTAACTTATTATTTTTTAGTAGATCTTACCTTTGCCCAAGACTTGCTAGGGCTGGCCGCATTTACTCGAGCCATTGCCCACTGGTGCGAGGTCATTCCAGGCCTTGACCCAGAAGAGTAATAGGCACCTAAACCTTTTTTATACTCGCTAACCAGGTCAGAATAGGAATAACCTTTTTTCTGGGCAACTTTTCTGATCTTTGCCAAGGTTTCTTTGCTAAGCGTCTGCCCCTTTTTCGTCTTTTTTGCCTCGTTTACCTTAGAGTCTTCTCTAGGAGTATTTTTCCAATTGGGTTTATTACGCACCTTCTTCTCCATTTCATCTCTAAGCCGATAGGCTTCCTGCTCTCTACCTGCCCTCAATAGGGACTTTGCCTTGTCCAATTTTTTGTCTCGAGCACTGCCTTCTGGTGCTTTGTAGTTTTTTGGATTGGCTGCCGCCTTTTTGCTTTCACCAAGCCACTGGTCAAACGAAAAAACTAAATCTTTACTCATCTTCTCTAATTATTTTTACAACTAAGTTGCCTGTTCCTTTTATTACTCGGTGCCAGGTGCCGGCCGTTATCTTGATTGGGGAGTTCAAGCTCCTCGGTAATTCATTCTCTAACTGCAACTGCCAATCTGTCGGCTCGGCTGAGCTTACTGTCCTGTCCTCCTGGTCGCGGTGCCATTTTAGTTCAAGTTCAGATACCTCTTCGGTAAACTCTCGTAACCCTGGGGAGATATCTTTGTAAGGTAACATTACCAAAAACCAGGATATGTTTTGCCTCCCCAAAGGTGCGCATAGCGATTGATTCGACATGCCCAGTAACCTGCACTAGTACGATCTGTTTTTTCTTTACAGTTATGCCTAGCCGCAAATGACTTTCTTGCTTTGGGATTACTTACCTTTGCAGTAAGACCTCCTTTTACATCGCCAAATGAAATTTGCCTAATGTTGCCTGTTTTAGGATCTCTAACATAGACCTTATATTTTTTCTTGCCTCCTCCTCGAGTTGGATAGTTCAACTTGGGCTGCTTGCCCTTTTTTGTAGCTTCATTAAGTTCGTCGGCTTCTAATACAAGATCGAGCGGAACTCTGACCCCTTCAAATGTACCAAATTTTCCCAGGTCAGTCTCTGAAAAGAGCTGTAGATCGACTCCCTCTAATACTATTCTGCCAGAGTCAAATAACTCTCTGGTCTCATTTAGTAGTTGTAGGTGAGCCGCGCTGCCAGGTCTAAATACTGATTCGGCCAACGAAAAGTGGCGATCAGTATGATACTTAAGCTCGGCCGAGGCTCCCACACTCTCGTGGACAAATTGATTAAAACTTTTTATTCTTGTTTCCATATCTTAATTATTTATTCAGTCGGCGGCCAGTCTTGATCCGTCCAGGTACTAGAGATATTTGCTCCAGAGTCTGCATCGTTCTGTCTAAGATTGATTTGGTGGATGGTATTGCCCTTGTAAAAGGTCGAGTGATCGTCAAAGCTTGGAAAGTATGTTTCCATGTCTAGGTTTAAGCTAGTAGTCACAATATTATTTTGCGTGTAATCAAACGAGTAGGTCTTTTGGAAGTCAGCGGTTTCTGGAAAAACAATTTGAGCCGGAATCCTGATTCCTCTAAACTGAAAGTAACGTACCTGATTCTTATAATAAAAATCAAAGATCTTTTCGATTATCTTAAATGTCTTATTGATGTTATCGCTCTCGATCTTTACTGAGTATTTCAAGGAAAGAGGTAGGGTAAAAAGCCTGGAAGAAAAAGCCTTCATCTGTTTTTGGTCGTTTATGTCCCGTACCTCTTGAGTATAGGTACCTCGCACAAACTTATTGGTGATATCCGAGGTTTTGATGGAAAATGAGCTTAGGGTCACTACTCCTCGAGGCATCCTTTCATAATTGCCTTCTGCATGGTTTGGAAATTTACAGTCAGTCGGCAGCTCAAGAAAAAAGTCCTTCATAAATCCCTCGTCTCCTCCAAAGTTATAGAAAAAAGGTATTTCGTGCTTTTCTATCACATCGTCTCGCTTTAGATCAATGACCACATTGCGGTTTAGGAGATCAAGTAGGGCTAGGGTAGCATTTCGCATAAAAATGTCCTGCACATTCTCGTTTCTGATATTTTCGTGAGTAGAACTCTTCATTTAGATTATCTATTTTTTGCAATATAAGGTATGTTGATCTGCGGTCTGCAGTTATCGATAAGCAGTAACATAGACTCGTCCTTGATAAACTGTTGGCTCAAGATAAAGTCATGCTGCTCCTCTTTCAACATCGTGTTAAAGAGTCTTAAGTTTGCGATCCACAGGCTTGAGGTGGGCAGAGTATAATATTGCTCAAGGTTAAATTCTACTGGAGTAAGTGAAGAGACGCTTGAAAATACCCGCTTAAAATCATTATGGTTGATAATATCGGCAGGATCCTCCTCGATAGAGTAAACATAGATGCCGCACTGCTTAAATTCGTTAGAGAGCGAAACGACGATTGCATGCCATGCCCCGCTTTTGAAATTCACGATCGTGTAGTTTTTGACCTGTGAATTGATCTTTACCGTAAGGTTAAGATCCCCTTCTGGTTGATCCCCAAAGTATTTTACAAACTGTGCCTCGATCAGCAAACCAGTTGAAGTTTCATTATCGTATCCATTTATGAAGCTAACTGCAGTTGCAGAGTTGGGTACATTAAATAGGCTCGTGTACGACAGGTTTTTCGTGTCTGTGTGATTGAATTTTGGCTGTGCCGAATAAACGACGGCAGTCTGTCTTACCTTGAATCGGGCATAATCTTTGCCGCCTACGGTATCGATTAACACATCGCGTTGGTCTTTAAAAGTAAGGTCTCGATAGCCCTCTATTCGAACATAACGACCTGTTTCAGACTGGCCGACATTATTTGGAATAGTATCAAATGGTCCACGTACCCTGCAGAAGAGCGTACCGGTGCCCTTTATGTTTTTATCGTTGGTCATCAGTGCACCATTTTTCCAGGCCTGATATATCCCGCTGGACTGATATGCCAAGATCACGTCATTGTGCTTTATGATTTTTGGGTCCAGGTTAATTAGGTTTTCTAACACCATGCTGGTGGATAGTAATGGTGATGGTGAGGTGATCTCGTAATCTAGCTGCTCTAGCGGCACTTGGCTAAGGTCGTAATAATTATCGATAAGACTGGCAAAGTTAAAGGTGTATTTCAGCGGTCGTAGAGACACGTCTGGGTGAATTGCACGACGTGAAGAGTCAAAGGTAGTGCTGATAGTTTTGTACTGTTCGGGCATGGTACCGTCTTTAATATCGTTCTTTACCTCATCGCTAAACAGCTGCTCCGCATTAAGGATAACGTTATCCAAAAAGGTACGAGTCGTGTCCTGCAACAGCATATCGATATTTGGATTGAATTTTTTGAGTTGGATCTTCCAAAAAGTGGGGCTCATCATAAATCCTTTGTGTAAGTATGAGCCCTGTATTTCAAACATACGGTTTAGCAGCGGAAAGTAGAGAAAGTCCCTCTTTCTAGGCTCAGAGCCTTGGCCAAAAATGGATTGAAAATACTTGTGATCCATGTGAACCTCGAATGGTACCTGAAAATCCATGCCAAATTCAGTGTACTTAGGCACTGAACTGGGGAATGCATTCTTAGGCACGGCCACCTTGATGCACTTGCGGTCCACGTTTTTGTAGAGGGTCCACTCCTTAAATATGTAGTCGGCACTCTCTGCCTCCGGCAAGGTCCTAAAGTACACTACCTGGTGTCCATAGATCTGCATCGTGTAGTAGGAGAGCTCCTGATACATGCCGACAGCGCTGCCGACTTCATATGGCCTAAAGCTGGGATCCCGGTTAAGGATAATTGAGGTACACTTTTCGTCAGAACAGCCCACGCTTGGAGAATAGGTCGTGGGGATGGTGACGCCCACTGCAAATCTCAACTTGATCTCGTTTATCTGGATTGCACCCGGCAGCTCGCTTAGCGTGCCGTCATCGTACTCGTATTTTACCTCAAAATAGTAACCTTCGTCCTTGTCAAGAAAAATACCGGCAGCGTCTCCTAGATTAGTTGGAGACACCTCGTACCAGAGGGACCAGTCTAATCGGTTTCTTGAGTAACGAAAGTATCTTTTTAGATAGGCCAAGTCGATTGCGGCCGGTGAACTGGTAGTGATGAGGTCCTCGACAAAATCGGTGAATTCAACGATACCGCTTACGGGTTCAAGGGTGGAAAATATCCTGAAATTCTTGCTAAAGGTCAGCGAGTTTTTCTGGGGATCGATTAATATCTTTACGGTGGTTTTTGCCATTAGAGGGGGCGATATTCTTTGTTTTATTTATTTTGGGAGAACAACTAAACCGGTATAGGTTGAGTAGTAGAATAAATAATAAAAAGACCCAGCTAAATGAAGAAAGATTTTTTATTAGACCCGCTGTGGATCACGCAAGGCAGGTACCTAGACGCGGAATACTTTAACTATGTGCTGTTAGATGCTGGCACCAAATACAGAAAAGAGATAGAAGAGGGAAGTGTCGACCATTTTTACGAGGTGGTATTTCATCTCCTTAACCTAAATAACTTGGCAGTCAAGGGAAACCTGTTTACTGCTAAATTCAAGGAGATTTGGAAAGACCCTAGGGTACAGGAGATACAGAACAACCTAAAGCAGCTCTATGATGTGCCTGCAGAAACTGCTGAGATCTTTAAGAATGCCAATTATGTGTTTTTAAACTTTTTGATTGAATACATGGATATTCATTTAGAAATATTGGAGCAGACCCAAATGTTTCACGTAAATCCCACCCTGCACATGGAAAAGGAGATCTTTGTGGTAACCAATAAGCTCGGCAGCCTAGAATATCGGGTATGGAAGCTTACGCAAGATAGCAAAAAGAATTTTGGTTACTCGTTCAGCAAGATCAAGAATATAAAGATCGATGCCGTACGACAAAATGCCTTTGCCGAGGCGGTTGAGCTGGCGGATCATCCAAAACTAAAGGGACTAGACAGCGCAAAGAACGTATGCTATGCAATCTGTGAAAATCAATCCGATGATGAACTGGTTGCAAAAACAGTAAAGGACACAATTCTCCTAAATAAGGGAATTGCCAAGAAGGTTGACTTTGAGCCTCTGATTATTGCCGAGCTGTATCAACACGTCTGGTTTGAAAAAATGATGCCTTTCACCCTAGACCAGTGGAAGTTTGAACAATGCTAAATAATTTTGAAGATTTTATCAATGAGGCCCGCGGTTTTTCCGAAGAGGCCGGCGCCTATGCAGAAGTATGTATTGCCGAGGTCAACCAATCGATCGATCGATACTTGAGCTACAATTTAAGCAAGGGCCATTTTAACTATTCAGATGACATCATCATTGATAATGCCTACACGAAGGTATCTCAGGAGGTGGCCAGTAAATTTCCAGTAGATCAGATTAAGATAATGTTTCGAATAGCGTCTGTTACTCGAGAGGCATACCAGCCATATTCTGCATACTATCGTCGTAACTATAACAAGGTAAAATTAAAGTCAAAACGTGGAGAAAAACTAAATATCGAGATCCAGTGCAAGCTGGTTGTGCCCAGGAAGGGAGGAAACCTGCTTCGTGAAGCATTGACCCATCAACTAAGAGAAATTTTTAACCATGAAATGCTTCATGCATATAACGACTATCGAGATCCTAATTTTTTAAAGAATTATAGGCTGGGTATAGTGGACAGCTATTCAAAGAAGGCGTATCCCCACATTCAAAAATCAAACACGCTAATGACCTTCTTTTCGTTGCTCTATGCCATGACAGACGAGGAGATTGCGGCACTGTCTGGCGAGCAGAGAGAATTTAGCAACATGGAGGAGATGATGCGATCTAGCGGATATGAGTGGGCTATCCGTGCGCTTGAATACAATCCTGACGAGTTCTTAGAGTCGATCGAGGCACAGTTAGCCGGCACTAAATATGAGGAGTATACGCTAAATAATTTTGGAGAGATCTTTCTTAACATCTACAAAAAAGCTGCGCACCACAAACAGTTCAATATTGATCCCAAGATCCTACGACTTGGAAAAGACGCAACGCTAAAGGATGTGCTCTATTTCTTTGAAGAGTATTTGCACTCGCAAGGCAAAAAGCTTTGGAGAAAAATGGCAGCCAAGGTCACTCAACAGGGTACTGGTAAGCTAATTTAAGGCTTGGGGTATTTGGCCTTTACTGCCAAACAATCGGCAATGTACTTTTGGATCTGTGCCTGATCGCCCTTAACGATACCGTCTAGATATTCAGCCATTGGAGGATATTCCGCACGGCGCTGAGCGTGACAAATTGCCAGCTGTCTAGCGGCCTCTGCTTCTTCCTCATTAGAAAGAATAGATTCAATGGAAGGCTGTGGGCCTAGAACAGATTCATTCCAATAGCGTATTTGGATTACTCCATTTCCCGAATCAAAAAGACGAATATCTCTTGATTTTAATGCATTTGGATAGAGATACTTTATACAGGTTACTAATGAGTCCATGATTTATATTAGTTTATTTACGTAGAGACAAGATTTATGTGCAGAGGCGGCATCACCGACTATTGTTACATTTGAAGAAGTGGTATTTGGTGTAAATTCTATTTCAACAGTATCTCCTGCCTCTAATTGATAATGTTCAACTATTGTCCAGCTAGTAATCGTATTTGAAACTTCATCTATTGCTCCGCTTAAATAGTGACCTTTATCAGTAACATCGCCGCTGGCGGTCACATACCCATTTGCTGGAGTAGCAATAAATGTTACTTCAAGATCGTCAGCATTATTAGGAACCGAAACAAAATCTATTGTTAGTTTAAGCACAAATTGATAAAAACCTGAATTTCTTGCAGTAAATTTATTGGTGCTGCCGGACCACTCATTCAAAACATCAGCATAGAGATATGACATATTATTATTTGGAAAATTGTCAAGTAAAGCTGAAGAAACAGTTGGAAAGCTTAGTGTAGTTGTTACGTTTGACAAAATGGTCTGATCAGCCGATTTTGTAGTTACGACATGGGTCATTTTAGCAGTAATGTCTCCAGCCACACCAAGGTTTCCCTCGATATGTGCTCCTCCGCCAAGTTCAGCACGGTCGTTTACTACTAGTCTGCCGCCTACTGTAAGGTCTCGAGTAGTATGCACTTGATCTGCTCTAAGAGATTCGATATGCGCGCCGCTTGCATAGATACCATCAAAGTCAATTGCAACGAGTGAAGGCTGATCAGTATCATCTGAACTGGAGGTAATCACTGAAGCATAGATATGCTTACCGACTACTTTAAATCGGGTACTGGCACCAGGCAGTTCTTTCACCCAAACCTGAGTTGGAGTAACAAGAGGATCTCCACTAGACTGGGACAGTCCAGAAATATCTAATTTAAAAATGTAATAAGAATCTGTATTGAGGTCTAGAGTGTTAAAGGCAGTAGATGCGCTAGCTAACACATACAGACTGTTACCGACTTGGTGCATGTCATAGATCGTATGCACACCGGAGGTTAATCCGGTAAAGTCTAATGCAAAGTTATCTATTTGTGCATATAATTTCTTTGGACCACTTGCAGTTGAACTAGGGGCTCTTTTGAATAAGTAAATGGTATCTTCATATCCTGCAAAAATAAAGGTTTGATTTACTTCGATTGCTCCATAATTAGGCAAGTCTGGGGAAGGCACACCGGTATCTGAAACAATTGGCGAACTTGATCTTCCATACCATGATATTTTTGCGGCAGAGCCATATGTCGATTGATCCAATCCTGATAAATCAAAAGAATGCATGTGTATTTTATAATCGATTGAACCAGGCGTTCCATTGTCGAAGTCCTGTTCCCATGCCAAGGTATACGCCTTATCATCAATTATTTTCATGTCTAACACTGCGCTGAGCCAGCCGGCAGAAAGATCGCCGGTTTCTTCAAAACCGACCACGACCGGCGCATCTGGATCTGAAATATCAATTGCTGAAATTCCACCAGTGTATTCAGTTCCAGCTGAAATTACGCCCAATGGAAATATTCCTCCAAATCTATTTTTGGCACGAGTATGGATTCCATTTGTAGCAACTATTGCGTGTTTGCCTTTTACCTTGACTCTCCATGCACAATTTAATTCTAACGGATCTGCTAAGTCTGTGAGAGTTATAGGGTCGCCAGATGAATAATTTGCAGTAGAACCTGCTCTAGAATCATGGCCCAATCGAGAACGACGTCTCATACCTTTACTATTTTCTCCAGTAAGTTCAATTGTTTGAAAATATGTTCGCTGTGAAACAACATTATTAAGTCCACCAGTATCATTATTATCATACACTGCCATTTGATTATTGACAACGTATGCGTATTCGCCCACGACATCTATATCTGCAATAGCTGAACCTATTGTGAGCTCAGTAGCCATTGAATCAGCGCCTGCGGAAACCGCATAGCCTCCGTCATCTGTTGCAGATTCTACTCGACTTGAATATTCAGAAACCGGATGGTTTGGGTTCTCTATGCTAAATTTATTTAGATAGCCGTATTTGGTATCTGCTCCAGTAAGGAAGCCGCTTGCCGTGGTTGCTACTTTTCCAGCAACAGTATAGATCGAATCGCCGTCTACTGCTATACCCATTCCGCCATAAAATGCGCTCCTTGCGGTAAATGCTGCGTTTTCAACATGGATCTCTCGAGGTTGAGTTGTGCCTAACTGTACAATATTTCCTCCATCCTGCAATACCGTGTCGTTAAGATATACTGCTCCGACACCTGCAGCATTGTGTAACATGAAATAATGAGCAGATGTGGAGTTCTGCACATAACCAGTATCGGCTGGAAAATTAGGGATTTCATACCCCATTGCAATCCCGATATTTGAGGCGCGTTCTGCGCCAAAGGTTGAATAAAATAGGGCGCCATCTGCTAGGTTATCGCCAACTGTTCCAGTAATTTCATCGAGTCCAAACCTAGAACCCAAAAGGGTAGAGGTCTGGTATGATGGTGAACTGGTTTCATAGGCTGGTGTGGCAAACTCAAATACTGCATTGGTATTACGCAGAGTCGAACTAACCACTTCAGGTATGTCTAACGAAAATAGCGCTTTGTTATAGTGCGTTGAATAGAGACTAAAATCATTTCTTAAAAAACGTAACTTAAGATTTTCAATGACCGTAGTCAGTGCCGGCGTACTTGGAGAAGTTGGAGAATTATAGAGAGAACCAAGTTCAAGATGGTATCTGCCTATTGTCTCTTCGCGGTGGTCGACGTATACCGATAGTAGAGAGTTGTACCACTTGGCCGTACTGATATTTGACGGATCTACTGGAGTTGACTCTGGGGACTGAAAGGCAGCGACTGCCGTCTTGATATCGGTTTCATTAAAATTATTTAAAAATAATATGTCATTGCTGGCATTGTTGCCACTCCAGCCCAATAGAGAGTCTCCAGCCTCACTGCGACTATTGAACATAATGAATCTATCGTCCTGTGAGGCATGTGTTCCAGTATATCCCAAGCCTCTAGTAAAAGGAGAGGGGCTTGCCGCTAGATAATTGTTTATGATGTTGGCTAGGTTAAAAATAAAATCCCAAGAACTGCCATTCCATTGCCATACTCCAAAGTTTACTGAATCAAGATAAAAATCTCCATCTAATAGATCCTGAAAGGTCAGGGTATTTGGATCGCTGACTGAATCTACAAACCAAGAAGCACCTCTAACTCCAGAAGGACCAGTAAGACCATACGGCCCGGCCGCTCCCTGAATACCAGAGAAACCTCTAAGTCCCTGCTCACCGATACCAAGCTCTAATAGCTTATTAAAGTTGAAATTTACTTTATCGATCGTTATGTCCTGTGAGTCCGAGGCAAATAACTCCTTTAGATTGATTCTGATTGGCATCTTTAGATGAATTTAATTTTTAACTTGGGACTAACTAAAAGACCTGCAGCCAATTCTTTTTGGATGCTAAATCTGACAATTAGTCGGCCTGTTTTATTTATTTGAACTCCTTTTAATTCTGAATAACCCTTGTCTAGGCGCTGAGCATCGTTAAGAAACTCAAAATCTATCCTATTTTGATTTTTTAATTTAGTAGTTGAAAAAAGAGCCGCATTTCTCTTGGAGAAAAACTGTGCGGTATCTAGGTCATATAGTTTCAATAGATTGAGTTTAATGTACTCTTTAACATACTCTTGAATCGAGTCAAAGTTTCCAATGTATTCGCTAGAGTTAACAAGATACTCATTAAATTTTTGTTCTATTCCATCTGTAATAAAATAAGAGGTCAGCACATTGTTTATGTTGATGTAGCCTTCAACTAAAAATTCTCCTTCTTTGTAAACTAGTTCGACTTGGGTAAGGTCTACCTCTTCTAATTTTTCGGTAGAGGCGAGTTGTCTTAGCGCAAACTGCTCCAACTCAATATTTGCCGGAACCGTAAGTATTTTACTAAGAAAGTTTTCGTCCTCTTCCACTCGGCGAGAACCTGCAACTGGGCTAGAGTCTGTCTTGTTTGTGTAAAAATGGTGGAATCCCCAATCCCAGTTACTCCTAAGCAAAAAGTAATCGGCTTGGCCTATTGCAACTTCGCCAATTGCTGGATAAACAGGCAAGTACGACTCATCTGATTCTAGGTCCAATATCTTGGTTTCTGAAACCTTGATGTGGTTAAAGTTTAGAACATTCATGAATTGAGCCACGTCCGGATTAAGTCGAATATTACTTAATGATAGGTCAGCAATATCGTTTGATTTAAAGTTGAAGCCAGAACGACAAATGAGTAGATCCTTTGCAATCGGTTCATACTCTCCCTTATAACGGTTTAACTCCAGTTCATTGAAAAGAGGAGCCTGTTCATATTCGTATGCTACATTTTTCTTGAATGTAAATTGGGTCGGCACCTCTGTTATTTCTTGGCTGATTACCTGCGAACGATTTAATACTTGAGAGACATCAGGTATTTCAAGATAAAATTTTGGAGCAGCAGCCGCGACACCATCCGTATACGACTCGTATTCGATAAATGGATCTAGTCGATTTACATAGTTTTTGAAACTAGCAAAGGAAATCTTTTGAAATAGTCTTTCGTAATATTGCTTGCCTCCGCCGATCACAAAGAATGAGTAGTGAGCCCTAACGTATGAGGTAAGAGAGGAAGAAATTGGCAGTTGACCTGCATATGAGGTATAGGGAACAGAAGTCGATGGTTGTACCAAAGAAATGTAGGGGGCCGACATCTTAAAGTTAAGAAAGCTGTCGGCCGCTGACTGGATTGGATTTATATTTTCTGGAGTAATAACTGGAACTTGATCAATCATGAAAAACTGATCAAAAAGTCTGTCCTTTGCCGCAACTATGCTAAGATCACCAAGTAGATTTACCTCATCGCTTAATTTTGATGGATAGTTCGAAATGGCAGGCACTGTGTATTTTCCTATGGTACCTGTAGTAAGGTCTGGAATGCTGCTAATTGGATCTACTGGAAAGCTTACTCCGTTTTCTCCAGCAATAGTGATATTTAGCTGGGAAGAGAGCTTGACATTTGAAAAGTTATCCAATAGAGTATTGAATTTTTTATTCTTTATTGAATAGATCAGATTATGATTTAGATTAGAAATTCCACTAGTTGCATCGAATGCAAATCGATAATCTCCATATATTGTATCAAATGGATAGGTTGTACTGCTAATTGCAGGAGTCGGCTCAGAATAAAAAAGTCGATCGCTAGAACCAGTAGTCGGTGTCGGATCCGACGCGCCTAGCGTTAGCTTTTCATATCTAGGAAGGTATACGGCATCTGGGACAAACCAGTAATCTGAAATTTGATCAATTGTTGCAAGTGCAATCTGGATGACAATTGTTATGTGTTTTGCATTGGTGTTTTCAATTACCCTATATCGGATCGGCGGCTGTTCAATATTAAAAAAGCCTTCCTTGACTGGTTGCAAAACACAGCTAAATTTGTAGCCATCGAACCGAGTGCTGTTTACCTTTGCCACAGGCTTTCCGTCCTCTCCAATAACACCTTCATCCTGCACGTCCTTAAAAAGGAGCTTGAAACCTTTGAAGAAAGTTTCATACTGGCCTGCCGCGTTTCTAAAGAGGTTAGAATATCTAAATTGAGCTTGGGCAACTTCATTTGGATCGCCATTTGCCTCAGTACCAAAGGCTGGAATATAGGTAAAATACTCTAGAAAATATTTTTCCTCTGAGATGAGCTTAGTAATATCTAATGGTGTATCAAAGTAATAGTTATTTTGCACCACTGTTTCCAATGAATTTAGATAATTAAATTGGCTTTCAATATAAAACCACTCATGGGTAAAATTACCTGGATTTTGCGAAACATCGTTATGGTCTGGCGAAAAATTATTTCTACCAAAAACTAGCTCTGTATTGAGACGATATGGATTATCTCTAGAGTCAAATCCATCCTTTATGCCCCATTTAGTGATATACGGTATGATTTTTGATCTTAATGCAAAATCAGAGCTTTCGTTTTCTTTGTAAAAATCATACTCTGTTTGGGTAAGACCGTTTAGGTATTTTGTTTTAAATAGGTATTCGTCTGTCGTGTTTTCAGGCACAACTTTCGTTGGATCCTTCAATATTGCAAATCCTGGAAAATCTTTGAGTTCTTGATTTTCATCGGCAATTGGCTCTATCCTAGAATAGGCCGCGCCTAGTGCAATCGAATAAGTTGGAGCGGCATACACTACCACTGAATTTCCTTGAAAATTAGAAAAAGAACAGTTATTAATTGGCACAAAGGTATCGTATCCGGTATTTGCTCCTAAGGAGCCGGCGTATATTGTCCAAGCAGAATAAGAGGCACTGCCAGACGAAGAATAGATTGTTACTTGAGCAGTTGTGCTTGAAATTAAAAGCGGATTGACCCCAATAAAATAGTTAACTGTGTCTGCAACCATCAGCCAAGCTCCGCTATATGCTAGGAAATTAGTAAGTAGAGCAGCATTTGGAAACTCTATGACACAGGCGGTCACAGTTGGAACCACGGTTGACAGATCTACTGAGGAAACAACTTGACCTGTAAGATCTGGGTCATTTATCTTTATAGTGGACTCAGTTACTACTCGGTAACTTTGATTTTCTTGCAAAAGAGTAATTTCTTCTGGAATATAATAGTTCTGATAAAGATCGATCTGCGGATAATTTAAGTAGGTACTGCTGTAAAAATCAAAATCCAGGTCTTTTATTGGAAAAAGAGAAAATATTCCAAATTCTGGCCTAAACTTTTTACGCATTATAAAATCTCCATATTTGATGGATGGCGATTCCTCATCGACCAGTGTGATAACCATTTTATTTTCATATTCAGAAATGGCTTTGGCAAGTAAGGTCGGCGTCGTTAGATTTTTCTCTGTAACCAGGTCAACGTATCCAGAAATTTTACTGATTTTTGACCAGTCCTTTGTAGTTCTAACCAATAGATTACTAATTTCCTGCTCTACTTTTTGATAGTGTTCTTTATCGATAACGAGTCGATTTCCAGCAAACCTAGAACCGCCTTTGAAATCAAAAATAGCGCCAGTTAGTGTGCTGTCAGCCGCTCCATCTAGCTCGATCGAATCGTACTGCAGAGTTGGAGAAAAGAATGAAATCTTATGCGCAGCATCAAAATCTCCAGGAGAGTTACATTTTATAAAGACATATTCGTTATACGCATATGCAGTAAATGTTCTATTTTTAAAGTTATTAATACAACTTGCAATTGCTGAGGCAATTTCTTTTGCTAACCCAACTGCATTAAAATAAAAGACGTCAAATCCTATGACTCCAGCAAAATCGTTGAATGCATAGAAATCTCCAGGAGATGAAACTTGTGCATAGTTAACGACCCCAGTAATAAGATCATATTTGCCATTTGTATCTACTCTGGTTCCAGTTGGATAGTAGATTTTAAATTCATCAAGATGCGAAAGATTAGCGTTTATTTTAATTACTGAATAAGTATAGCCGCTAGAATTGCTAGCGGTGCCCTTATCTTGTAAGAAAAGTTGATCGGTTGGACCGAAAAATTTTGCCGCGTCGATTTGAGTGTTGCTAAGGGTGATTTTTCCAATGCTTGTTGTGTTTATCTCGTATGGCTGATCTAGCTTGGGTAGATAAAATTTTCCTTCTCGATCGCTTAAGTAATTAAAAAATAAGTTTTCTGAGTCAGAAAATATGTTTTCAAATTCTGCCATATTAAGATCAAGATTCTTGTACGGCAGAACCACTCCTGTGCTATTATTTTGGATAAGACTTGTTTCATCTGATTCTAGATAGCGTTGGCGCAGTCTAGGCAAATTTGGCCAGGTTTTTCTCTCAGCATACATTCTTTCTAGATCAATGTCTAGCTCTGAAAGCTCAATAGCATTAACGTAAAAACCAATATACCGATTCAACTCATAGTTTTCTGAAGACTCATCATTAAATATGAATTCTAAGTTCAGGATATTTGGAAAAATTACCCCGTTTCTCTCGTAGCCCTTGGTGATATTTTCTTCAAAAAACTTTAGAGGAGTCGACTGTTTATACTGGTCGTATAGCAATTCTCCTTTACTGCCTAGCGTACTAGAATCTATTACGATTCCGTTCCAAGTGGTAAAGGCATCCTCTTCAAAAGAAACAGTAAGCGGACTAATTGGAAAATTGGGGCTATTTAGATAATCCCTAATGTATTTTCCTATTTTTGTGGTTGGGCGTAGATCAAAGGTCTTGATTAAGGTGGCTTTGCTAAAAAGTTCTATTAAAAAATCGGTACGTGACTGACCGGCTTCATAGTTTAGTTTTGAAAAGTCGATCGGTGCATTAAGAGGATCCTTAATCTTAAAGACGATAAAATAGTTTGGTATTTCTTTTTTTAGATATAACGGAGCAAAATATGAAAGACGCTCATCGTATTTAGGAGAAGGAAAGTATTTAATTCCGCTAAAATAGCTGGAAAAATCATACTGATCCTTAAAGTCCTTTGATGTCTTGGTCAAATCAACAGTTTCTTTAAGGCCAAAAATTACCTCGTTTGGAGTTTCACCATTTTTAAAAAATCGATACACCATTTCAGCAAAAGGAGTTGAATAGTCTATTGGAAACCTAGCATAGTCATCCTTTGCAAGTTCTAAGTTTGCTGGAATTGCATCTAACCAGGCTTCGTCATTTTCGTTGACTGTTACCTTGAGATTTCCAGTCAATTTAGGATTAGTTCGAATCAGCTGAAAACTGGCATCAGAAATTAATATCTGATTGTGTGGTATGATTTTTGTCATCTATTAAAAAGTAGTAGTATTTCCTCTTGCCTGAACTAGTGGAGCATCAAGTGAAGTTTCTTTGTTATATTGCGCACTTACCTCTATGTCAAATGAAAAAGGCGAATCGTCTTTAAGTATAATATCAATTCCTATTTTTTTGGTGTATTTGACATTATTGATGTCGCCAGTCAGGCGATGTCCGCCGATTTTTCCGATCTGATCTGAGCATCTGTATTGAAAAATAACTGGAATATTAATTGCGTTTTCCGCACCAAATTTAACACTTTTTGTCGATCTAGCTGGGAAATTACCCTCAACGGAAGCCGCTTGATAATTCTGTGGGGACATGTAAAGATATGCGCCACACGTATACTTACCAATTAGATATTCGTCATTTGCAGTAAAACCTAATTTAATAGGATAGTGCGAATCGTTTCTCGAGCTAACTGCTACTCCTTCAGAAGATACTGGAGTAACTCTAGCCGCCTGTGCATAATATTTTACTCCAAAAATATTTTCATCATCTGAAACAGAAGTTTCAAAATGTAGTGCATGTGCAAAAGGTAACAATTTTTGAGTAGTTGCAGCTACCGCCGGCGACGCTGAATTAAATACAGGTCTAAAAAATGCCACCATGTTTGCGACGCTGTATGCATAACTTGCGCCTAACGTACTTATGTGTGGGTGTTGTCTACTTATGCAAAATTCAGTAAGTCGGCCTCCTCCTTGACCGGTGCTGGCTGCACTGGTTGTACCATTCCATACTCTAGAATCAGTGGATGATCCTGGAACAGCATACTGTGGTGCATACGGTAAATAGTGTCCCCAATTAAAAGGCGCATTAGTGCCGCTTATGGTTTGACCGAAATACGCTGAAGCAGAACCAGTTGCATAATTAGTATTTAATGTATATGGCTCTCCAGTTTCAGTAACAGTTGCTAAATCCAAGTTTTGTTGAAAATACATTTCCTCTGAAAGTCCATAGTTTCTTATCCTAGAATTAATATATTGGCTTTTTACTTGGCCAGACTGTGAGCTTGGCGCTTGATTAAAGGATCCAATCACTGGAACAACATTTTGAGTTACAGAAATAGGCACCTGATCATATCTGCGGTTTACGTGGTAATCGTCGGACGGATACGCAACTGGATCGGAGGTGTTTGCTAGCTCAGACATTCCACCAAAGAGCAGCGAAATGAGTTCAAGCTGGGTAGTAGCGGTATTTTGAATCGAAACTATATACTGCTTAGTTATTATTTTTCCTTCGCGGTATACAGTAGTTCCACCAGTAGTGTCTTTTATCTGATCCTTGTAATATCCAGCAAAAAGGCTAACGGTGTCGCCATTTGCAACATCGATTGATGTTCCAGCAGGATCAATTACTGACACTTTTATTACTCCAGCCTCGTTAGATAATGACTGTTGAATTCCATCTAGCGCGGTCTTAAGAGTCTTTAGCTGTTCATACAAATTGATAACGTTTCCTTCATTAGTAAAAAATCCGCTTGAAATATCGTCAGCCTTATGCGCAAAAAACTTGTCACCAGTAGTAAATTGATTTGCCAAGTGAGTGTCTAATCCTCTGGCAATCAGGCTTCTTTCAAAATCTATTTTTGTCTTGTCAGCAAAGGCTTTTTGCGAAACAATTATCGACTCTTCCTGCGAACTAATATTTTCTGGAAAAGGGACTTGTACTGAGGTAGACCACTCTGACTCGACTGGATTTTCTGGCCAGCCTGCCTCAGACAGAGATTTTATCTGGATTTCAACTATTTCTCCCTTACGAATAGCAATGCTGAGCTGATTTGAATTTACTGAATCTGCATCGCTGACGTTTTCATCGTCCCACTCGTATAATCCAGTGGTAGGGTTTAGGGATTTAATCCTAGGCTTGGTGTATTCCTCTGTCCATGGAGAAAAGGTGGCAGATCTTTTTGTGCCGTCTGCCTCAACAAAATCAAGCTGGTTGGCCTTTGCCTGGTTTCCATTGGGATTTAAGTAGCGATATCGATATTTGAACTGCACTATTTTTTGTGCACCATATTCAGTAGAAACTGGCTCAGGAATTTGCCAAAATCCTCGAACTGCATATTTTCTAGAGTTTATGAATTGAGGAGTAGTAGATAACTGAAGGGTTAAATTGGTGACCACTGTGGATAGCGTCACCGTTTTTTCGTCCCTAGTTTTCTGGACCTCTGAAAGTTTTTTCTCTAATCTTTTTGATTCTTGCTGAGTTTTTGAAACAGTTGTGATGTTTGCTTTTATATCATCGATCTGTTTATTTAGCTCCTGAATCTCTTTTTCTAGCGAAGCCTTTTCTTTTGCCGAATTTGAAACCTTTACTGTGTTTTCATCGTCCTGGATGTGTTGGTCTACCTGAACTACATTGAAATTTGCAGCAGATAACGTTGGCGCTAATGGAACTTGACCTAGAATTGAAGGTACCTTCTTTTCCTTGGCCATGTTTAAAAAGATTAGTCCAAAGTCCGAAACAAAATCAGTATAGTAGGAGGCAAGAGTTGCCGTAGTATTATCGGTTAAGGGAATCGTTAACTCGTTAGTATAGACTGCTACTCCATTTGAAAAATCATCAATGGTTAAGTTTTTAGCTTTACTGATCGGTCTAATAAAGAGTACTTGGCGTTCATTGAATCCTACGTTTACTTGCAATTGAGGAAAGCGATACGGTAGCGGCTTGATTCTCAATATATTGGCACCAATCGTAATCGGATCCAATCCAAATATTCTTTCAAGCACAACTTCAGTATCAGTTTTGTTTACAGATAGGACTCTGTACTCAGAATCGTTAAGTGTGATTAAAATATCTCCCTCAGCTAAAATCTTGCTGTTTTTTACGCCAGACAAGGCGTCGGTATATGTCAACGTGCTTAGCTTATATCTTCTACGAACTTGTGTAGTGGTTTGATTATTTAAGGTTTGGGTAGTTTCTTCCTCCAGTATTCGAAGCACATCAAATGATCCCCTGAAACGGTTTACTGCAGTTTCTACATCAACCACGTTATCGTCCTCAAAGTAGCTGATTGCATTATCGTCTAGGTCAAGCTTTAGAGAATCTAGCGAGATATCGTTTCTGCCTTTATAATTGGCATCAAAAAATGCAGCAGTATCGTCATTGTTAACTGAATTAACGATGATTCTTTTTACTACAAATGAATCAATATCGTCGGTTAAGATATTTGCAATGTCTAGGTTAACATATAACAGAGGATTTAAGAAAGACTCAAAAAACCAGTTGTTTTTCACTCCAAACTCGGTAGGTAGAGTAATACTGGAATTTTGTATATTTTCAAGATCGGTTAAGAGTTGAGATGTCTTTTTTAACTCAAATTTTCTTACTTCTCCATTTGACGATTTGATTCCAATCACGTCGGCATTGGTAGAGAGTAGAGTATCAAATCGATTGTTAATGTCCTCGATCTTTCCTTTTAGATAGCCAAACGATGGTACGTTTATTGAAACGGCGCTACCGTCTGCTTTTGTTTGGTTAACGCTAACATTCTCGGATTTAGATTCAAGAATATTTTCAAGACTGTATAAGAAAGAATTCATGTTATCGATATCGACAACTAGTCTCTTTAATACGTCGGATAGTGTGTGTTTAACTTCCATCTATTTCTTATCTTATTTTATCGATTCTAAAAGTAAAGAGGTTTTCGTCTAGGCACACTATATCAAGAATAGGCGTGTTAGTCGAAGGTGTAAAATCCAGGTCATTCAAAATTCCAATGTTTACTCCATACACTCCAGTATTTGCTCGATTTGCAGCATCTGTGTAGATTTTTACGTCATACACGTCAGGAACAAGCTCATCATCAAACACTAATCTTAACGTTTGACCTTTTGTCCAACGAGTTGTAGTATCATCAATGAAAATCTGCAGGTCTCTAACTAACACTATTTGGTTTCCACTGTTTTGGTGAACAACATAATTGGTAAAAGGAAAAAGAGTGATTACGTTGTTTGAAAAAACATTGGTTAGCGTATTGTCGGATACGTTGTAGTTTTGGTTAAGGTTTAGTACTCTAACTCTATTTGGGGTTCGACGGTCGAGTCCTATTCCTGGACCAGGTCGAATAGCATTAGTATCATACGAAACCACGACATTTGTGTCTCCGCTAATGATTGAGTCTACTTTTTCGTTAACATTGGTTATCATGTTTACTAGAGAATTAGTATTGTCAAAGATTGCAGAATTAGCAGCCAATGAGGTCTCTAGGTTTGAAACTCGTATTTTTAGTTCAGATTGATCTTCATTATTCAAGAGCAAATCCTTTAATCCTTCTACATCTTGTCTCAATTGCTCTAACTCAAGTAATTTATCATTGTATTTTGTCTGTAACTGCTTAAATTGAGTAAGAACATCAGTAAAGAGCTCTAACGAAAAAGTAGAGTAGTCATTGATCGATTTTTCTACTAGAACGTTTTCGATTGACGTATCTAGCTTTAGATTCATCTTAAAGGAAAACGCGTTTCCATTTACCTTTTGTAGAGGATCTGGCTTGTATTTTTGTATGGTTGGTATCTGAAACTCTAGACCGCTCTGTTGAATGCTATCTAAAAACAGGACTCCATAGAGGTTTGTTCTAAAATCCAATGGCGCTCCATTTGCATCAACATTATTTGGATCATATGTATCATAGTATACTAGGATCACATTGAATTCAAAATCACGGTTTGCGACATAGTCATTGAACTGTGAAAATACTTTAATTTCAGGATTTTCGCTAGCCAGCTTGTAATTTGCTAAATCAAAGTCTAACGAAATTCCATCTAATTGTGTTCTTAAATATTCAACATTGTATAGTCCCTGCTGCTTATTGATTACTTGATCTGCGGCAACATTATAGACGCCGGTACTATTGTAATTATCAGTGTAGTAAGAATTACGAATAGTTTGGGTAAACCAATTTCCTGAAGCGTAGGTGCCACTGATACTATTTTTTATTTGAGCAAGTACGCTATTGTCATCCAGGTCATAGAAAGCCTTCATTGAAAGACCAAATGGATGAGTCTCATTGTATTTTCTACCGGCTAGATACTCGATATTTAGTGGATCAGCCGCAGTATTCGCAACGACCATATTAGGATAGTAGTTGGCATCTGTTACTGATTTAAAGAGCACGTGAGGTGTGGTACCGACATTTGTAGGTACGTGAATATAGATCTCAGTATAGGAATTATCCTTTGATTTAATAGAATTTACTACATCAATGTCTGCAATATACTTTACCACTTTTTTGTAAGTGGAATTGGTTTCGGGTTTTTCTACGAACCTGGCCTCATTTCCAAGAACAGTGGTATTTTTCTCAAGAGCATTTGCATCCTGAAAGCGAATGGCGCCAAGCTCCTTTAACCATTTCCAAAATACCCTTTCAGAAACGGTTAGCTTTTCTTCTCTCTTGTATTGAGATCTGCTCAAGAGCAGAGACTCAAAGTTAAGAGCGTAATTTTGAAAACTTTGTGCCAGATTTATGTTATTGTTGGGGTTTAGTCCATCAATTAGTGGGGTCTCGCCTTGGGCTAAAAATTGGATTTTATTGTCGGTTGCAAGGGTATTTGGTGTGCCGACTTCTGGAATTCTTAAGAGGGCAAACTTTGAAAATCTTACCGCGTTTTCGCTGTTGCTTAAGGTAATATTAATGTCCTCTAGCGCACTTTGAAAGTTGTAAAAAATGCCCTTCTTGTCTTGTACTGGTTTTATTAGTGGAGTAACTGCCATCTATCCAATTTTTATTTTTTGGGATTAAAAGAACTCTAATCCTACCGTGTTGTTCACGATAAGACGGTCATCGGTATTTTCATCTAAGATATAGGTGACAGTAAGACTGTGTCCATAGTAGGAGTGAGCATTACTTAGCAACACCTGGCTTGCAGCATTTATACTGTTTAGATTGATTCCTAAATTAGAGGTTCCGCCATTATGCAATATGATTGCGGTTGGCGTGGGAGTTACGCTCTGATTTAGTCCAGCCTGGATCTTAGTGTTAATCGCATTATTGTTTATCTCAGTCAAAATACTGGTAAAGGTAACGTCCTCTCTAATATCCACTAGGTGAATGGTAAAGGTCGTGTTTTGCGCAGGAGGGTTATTTGCATCAAAATCAATATAGATGATGAAATCTGTAACTGAACCAAATCCTCCAGAACCATCATATACGTAGTTTAGAGCAGGAGCAGTAACTGCATCAAATCTTACAAAGATGTGCCTTTTTGATGCGGATGTTAAGGTAAGAGTTGCCTCAGCCTCGGTGCCGCTAATCGCTAGAGTAAGAGGCAAAGTAACCGTTTCTTTAGAATCAATCATTGCTCCTGTACATTCAAGAGAAGAGGTAACTACGGCAGGTCCGTCGATTGTCACATCATTGTTGATGGTCAAACTATTAACTGAGACGGTTTCTAAGTCAGCCAAAAGGTTAACATTGATATTGTCTACCGTGAATACTGACTCAGTATTTACGTTTTTTTCGAGCTTGGCAATCACCTGAACTGGAGTTCCAGTCTGGAAAGTGATTCCTGTGTCTTGAATAATGAAAGAGCTGGCTCGAACATAATTTATTGGATTGTCAGTGCCGATTGATAGGGAAACTGTATCAATTTCTAACTGGTTGACGATATCTTCTATTTTATCCTTTAGGATAAGACTATTTGCATTGCTAATGGTAGCGATATCCGTAACAAAATTAGTTAGGAGTATTTCTTGAATCGGTAGGTCAATGGGTAGGAATGCCATTTTCTTTTGAATTATTTTATTTTATTTATTACTTTTAAGCTCGGCTCTTTAATAAAGCCAGTTTTCTGTTGTTTAGCCTATGTTCTACTTCTCGAACATATTCTTTTTTATCAAGAACTCGAATAAAGTTTTCGATTGAAGCAGTATAGGTTGTATTACGGTTATCAATAACATCGACAGTTAAGGTAAAGGTCCCCAGGTCTTTAAATTTCCATACAAAGAACGGAACAGATCTTACCCGAATGACCTCTTCGCCTGTAACGGAGTTAGTTAGCTTCCAGACAAATTCTTGCTTACCGTCCAGATTATTTACCACAAAAAATACAATGCCATTTTCTGGAACAGTGAAAGTTTCTTCAAATAGCTTTATGTCATTGATATTAAAGGCATTTTGATCAATAGTAGTTGGCAGATATCCGGTTTGGTCGTCGTTTGTAAATTTCCAATATTTGGTGTCTTGCCAAAAATTTGGATCCTGTACTGCACCACTTATCACATCGCTGGTCTTTGCAAAAAGAAACATGGTTTCCACATCAAACGCTGGAAAGATTGCCTGTAGATAATTTATGAGCTCATGAGAAAAAACCTTTTTTGGTAAGAAGAAGGTGTACTTGTCCCCTTTTAGTGTACCACCATATCCGCCAGGACTGCCTATTGGGCTGGGGCTTCCTCCGCCTAGATAGGTCAAGATATGGTACATTTCTTTGCTTAAATATTTTGCTTGCGCATGGATTATGTACTGAGCATCGGCTTTTTTACCGTTTATTATTTCGTAATTAAACAGGCGTACACCAGGATGGTCGCTAGAATTGAGTATTTCCACTAATTCCGCAAGACTTGTAAAATCAGGTATGACATACTCAGAAAATAGTGAAATTTGTACGCTGGCTCCAGGCTGAGGGTTATTAAGATAGAAACCGGCATTAAAATCATCAAGATACACAAGGTCGGTTATTCTTAACCAGTAGAGTGCGCCTATTGAAATATCTCGAAAGTCCTTTAGTTTTACTGGAGTATCGTCTTCTCCCAGTCCCCAATAAAGTTTCTTAGGGTGAGATTGTGCTGGGTCTAGGTAATTTACATAGCTATTTGAGCCGGCATCGTATAGCTCAGCATCATACAGGTTTTGCCCCATTCCATACTTGTTTTTGTAGAACGAGATCCATTCTAGTAGGTTTTTGTAGGGATTGATTTTTACTGCAGCATCCTCATTATTGAGCACGTTTACCTTTGGATAATACATTGGCGATGCACCAAAATCCTGTAACTGAACGTTATTTAGGTTTTGAATCGAGTAGTCAAACTTGTCCTCTAATCTAGAGTAAGCAAGTATTTCCGGTTTCATATCGCTCTGTACTGTTACAAAGCGACTAAACACGCTCACATTACCGTAAAAATCATAGAGCTCGGCAGTAACTCGATAATTTCCAGCATAGGGCAAAAAATGAGCTAGTTGATAAAGGTCTTTTGTTTTTCCACGTATCTCAAAAAAGTAAGGATTTGGCGAAGGCTTTGTGATTACCCAGCGAATTTCATAGTAATTTTTAAAATCTATGTTTTCTAAAGTCCAATATGGATCAATGCTGGGAGAAATAGAGAGAAGATCCTCTAGCTTTACTCCCTTTAGGTCTAATATAGTAAACTTATCAAATGCCGCAGTAAGAATAATTGGCGCTCCGATCACTTTTTGTGGATCATCGCCGTATTCCCAGCTAAGTCTGTTTCTTAGATTAGGAAATCTTTGATTCCGTATCTCGTCGTAATAGGTAGTAATGTACTGCGAGATTGCCTCATTTTCGGCACGGCTTAGGTATTGCTGTCCATACTCAAATGGATTTTTTGCAGAGTCGTTGATCCGCTCTACTCCAAAATCTATACCATTTAGGTACGATTGTCTAAACAATGGATCTAGTGCACGTAGAGTAAGGTTTACATTTTCTCCAGGATATAGAGAAATGGCTACGTTTTCGTTTATTTGATAGTCTAGGATGCGGGTGTCGTCTGGCCAATAGCTAATGGTTAGCTTTTGAAAGTAGATAAATTCACCAATTACGTCCTTGATTTTTACGTTTATTGGTAAAAATTCCTCCTTTAACTTTTCGTTTAGTCGATTTAACTTGTAAAATATCTCGTTTACGGTAAACTCAGTAGTTTGCTCAATAAGAGGAATTCCATCGTCGTCATAATTATCGGTAGCCCGAGTAAATTGATAGACCAACGCTAAAAATTCCGTCTTTTTAAACTGTTTGCCCTCCTTAAGGTTACGATTACGATCGACTAGATCAAAGGTATCGATGGTTCCATCATCTAAGTAGTCAGAAAGATCTACCATAAGCATCTTATTGTAATAAGAAGACTTGGTATTTACGTTTTTCCAGTATTCCTTTATCTGTAAAACATCACGATAGCCTAGGATATTAATAAAATTTGAAAGGCCTTTATAGGTACCTATGTATGGATAAATTTGATCCTTGTTTACTAGTAGCTCCTTGCGCGCAGCATTTAGCTGCTTATAATCTGGAAAGGCCTCTTTAATATCGTAATCCTTTAAGATATTTGCGTCCTCTTTTAGGAACTTTATGCCAAAATTCTGTGCCCATACCCTAAATCTTTCCTCCTCTTCAACCCCTTCTCCATAAAAATACAGCTGTGCAATCTTGGTTTTAGTGGACCCAGTTTTTGAAAAAATATTTAAAGTTCTTTCGTATTTGATCTCGTCAGTCGGGTTGAATGCAATATTTAACTGTAGAGGAAATTTTAGGTCTAGAGTAGAACTTGAACCGGTAGGATCCAGGTCAGAATGGGATATCTCTTTACTCTCTACTCTATTGAGAAACTGCTCGTTTAGCGTAATGTCTTTAACTACGTCATAGATAAAAAAGCTATCTGGATTCTTGTTAGAGTCCCATTCAAAGACTAGGCTCTGACCGATTGCTAGGGCAGGAAACCTGTAGTTTGCACCTACCTTTTCTAGGATAAAAAGGTTCTCGTTATCAAAAAGATAAGCAGATATGCCTTCAAAAAAGATCTTGCCCTCCCAAACGGAAGTTTCAGCATTTTGTATTAGGTTTAAGTTTCTACCCAGCTTATCAAAGAAACTTAAGTTTTGAACATTCATTAAGAGTAGGCGAATTTAGATTATTTATTAGCAGGCCAGACTAAATGCTGTAAATTGAACTTTCCCCAGTATAGCCCAACGAGATGAATTCTAGCTTGTCATCTTTTTCCAGTCCAGTCTTTTTGTGAATCTTTTTCCACTCTTTTGCATAGCCATTTTTACACATTTGGGTAAAATAGGCAAAGGCATTTGGGGTCTCAGACTTGGTCTCGTCAAAGCTTTTCCAGTATTTTAGGCAGTCTAGTATTGCAGATTGAATACAGTCTTCCCTGTCTCTAGGGTCCCTAAAGTAGAGTCGGTCTACCGCTCTATTTGCTAAAGAGATAAAACAGTCTACGACAAAGGGGTCTAGTTCTCCAGCTGCTTTGCAGCGGATAATTGCGTCAGTAAAGTCCTTGTTATTGATATAATGGACATCGCCACGTTTTTTACGTGCCATCTTAGTTTGATTATTTTAAGGAATAGACCTTTGCCACTCCTAAAAAAGAGTCGACCATGTCTATTATCGGCGAGAGGATCTTGTCCCCCTCGACTACCCAATCTTCCTGAGCAATAAGCTTGAAAAGGTCGGAATTTTTTACAGGTTCGATGATTGGGTCGCTCTTGAATTTAGCTAAGATTTCGTGTTTGTTTGCGTTGCCTTTACAGCCTAGTGCATTTTTAAGTTCGCTGGGACTAAAGATGAAAAATCTATCGAGATTGTTATTGAGTAAACGATTGGCTAATTGCTGTTTTAGCATGCCAGTCGCTTGTGAGATATCTACTAGAGAGTTACCGCTGGAACCAAAAGAGATTCCTTCTAGGCAAATAAGTATTTCTGGGTCCTCTTTTACCTCTTCATGGATAGCACCAATCAGTACCTCCATCAGTTCAAGATAATTGATAAGCTTGATCCTTTCTGTGACGTGATACTGTTCGTCTTTTTTTCTTTTAGAACTGGTCTTTAGGATCTTTATTGCTGGGTAATTGTGATTTATCCAGTCAAACCTATCACAATCCTTTTTTCTTACGTTTGAATTTACTACAGCAATCCACTTAAAATCTGTGAAATCTCTACAGATACAGACTCCTGGATAAAGAATTGAAAAATCTATGCTAACTATTGTCACTCATGGTTGATTATTTTACTAATCCTAGTAGTTGTTATATTAGCAAAGAGCTAAAAAGTTTCACAGCTAAATAATATTTATCTTTTCTTAAAACCTTTTCCGCGTGTAAAGTACAACAATGGGTGGTGGGTGGGAGTACTAGCTAGTATTATAGATTCTTTATTCTTACTTTAATCCTTACTATAGTGTTATTAGATAGTACTCAAGTAATACCCGCGCACGGGGAAAATTTTATTTTTTTGATTTTTGTAGTACAGTAGTCACATGAGACTAGGATATTGCTGTATCAACCTAAGCCTTCGCGATCAGGGCATCACAATCAATCGCGGCATGATCAAAAAGACTTGGCTCGAACAGGGCAAGGCCCGAGCCGGCCAGCTTGCCGAGCAGAACCTGCGTGATCTTGCTGTTATTCTCGAGTGGAATGTTGCTCACGATATTCAAGTCTATCGTATGTCCAGTGATATCTTTCCTTGGATGAGCGAGTACCGGTTCGAGGAGCTGCCTAACTTTGCTACTCTGCAGCAGCTTATGCAGCAGATCGGCGTGTATGCACGCCAACATGGCCTTCGTATCTCCTTTCACCCCGGCCAGTTTGATGTGCTGGCCTCCCCCAATCCAGAGGTGGTGCGCAAGACGATCTATGACCTAGACCAGCATGCTCGTATCATGGATCTAATGGGTCTGCCGCAGGATTACAGTGCCCCCATCAATATCCATGTCGGTGGCACCTACGGCGACAAGGAATCTGCCTTGGCCAGGTTCTGTGAAAACTTTACCCGCCTTGCCACCAGCACCCGTGCTCGGCTTGTGGTCGAAAACGATGATAAGGCTTCTCAGTTCGGTGTTGCGGATCTCTATCAGGGCATCAATATGAAGATCGGTTGCCCCATCACCTTCGACCACCTACACCATCGTCTATGTACTAACGATCTTACTGCCGAGGTCGCTGCAAAGCTGGCCTCTACTACTTGGCACGGCCACCGCCCTATGCAGCACTTCTCCAGTCCCAAGTCTCTTTATGAAGACTCCTCTGTCATCAATCGTTCGCATGCCGACTATGTTTGGGATTACATTCCCGATTACGGCCTAGACTGTGATGTCGAGGTCGAGGCTAAGGCCAAGGACCTGGCCATCCTAAAGTATCGTGAAGACACTAAAGCTACTGCACCATTTTTACAAAAACTATTTGAATTCGAAAACCATGGCAACACTAACGTTAACTAATGAACAATTGCGACTCGTACAGAGAGCGCTAGATCTCTATTCAAGAATTGGGATCCTCCAGTTTTGGCCTATCCTAGACCATCCTTCAATCGACTCACAGATACAGGAAAGGTTTACCAACCCTGCTCCACTTAAAGTAGGAGACAGCTCTGTTCGAGGAGAGGTGGTCGAGATAGGTAAGGATTACATCAAGACCAAAGGCCGCTGGGGTAATGGTGAAGAGATTCGTACCTGGCATGATGTTGACCAGGTAAAACGTTCTCCAGATTGGTCTCGAGTGCACTCTTGTCGAGATTCAATTCGCCTACTCGGCGGACAGATCGGTTATATTGTCTCAAATGAAGATGTTTGTTTAGGCGGCAGCGGTAGCCTTGGCATTCACAATCCACAGGTCGATGAGTCCTGTCGTGAGGCCTTCGATATTATCCAGATAATTCGACACGAGTTTTGGAAGGCAGATCCCAATCGAAGTACCAGTACTGTCGACTCGCATATCCATCGTACTTCTAAAAGAAATACTAATGGAGTAAAGGCAGAGATCGATCCCATTGCTGAAAATTAATTTAACCATTTTCAATCCCTATAGTATAATTTTAACATGGAAAACGAACCCACAATAATTGTAAACCAGATACGCACACCAGACGGCACCATTTTACGATCGATGCATCGTCACGATTATGTTGAATACACTGACAAGAATGGCTTGACCTACATGGTGGACGGCGGCACTGACTACCTACGTCGTAACGTGCATGAAGGTGCACCATATGAAGAGCTAACAATTTATTCCGATGCGCCCTTTGAGCTAATCCGCGAGAATTTTTGCAGAGGCGGTCGTGGCAAAGACGGTAAGCAGCCTCTTACTTGGGTGCCGATTAGCAAGATGAGCGATGCGTGGTTAGCTGCAGCCATCACCTACAATGATGGATTAGGGCTTAGCGAAAGTTTTTCAAGCAAACTCTATAAAAAAGAACAAAAATACCGCAAGAAAAATGGAATCAGAGTTGATGAGTAAATATCGGTCAGTCGTAATTGATGACCAGCTCCTATACTATGAGACCCATTGTGACGACTCAGAAGTAGGTACTTTTTATTGGACTGATTTTTTCAAAGAGGTAGAAGCTGTTACTAAACGTAAGTGGCTTATTTTTGGTGAAAAGAGACAAGTCGCAAAGCCCAAGGTGCTTTTTACCATTGCTGCCAACTCACAAGACACTAGCTTAAATAAAGAATGGTGGAGAGAAAAAATTATGCAAAAGCTTTCGCTAGTCGATCGAGAAGAACAAATAAAAAGAGGAGAGTTAATATGAAAGAAGAAGACCAAATACACGGTGAACTAATGACACCCTGCTTCATGACTGAAGAGGAATTTGAGGCAGGCTATCGTTCTTCAAAATTTTATGTTGAAGGAGACTATCTAAAAGCCTATCGTGAACACATGATAGCCATGTCACATGTGGCTAACGTGGCAAAGAGCTATATTCTCAATAACTGGCAAAAAGTAGAGGATTGGAGCGACCTTGAGATAACACTTAGCCATGGACTTACTGGCGACTCTGCCTCCTACTGCAAGTATGTTCCCAATGCCCACATCATGTCAAACAGTAAAGTCTTTTCTGAAATCATGCAGTCAGTTGACCTAGAAGATAGAAAGCGACACAATCCAATCCTTAAAGTCAGAGATGTTGTGCTTGACCCAACCGATGGCGATTTTTCCATCACAGTCAACGACTCTCCATACTGGTGGATTAGCGATCAGGCAGTAATCCTTATTGCAAATTATATTGAGACAAAACTTAAAACTTCTAAATAACTCATGTATACTTCTTCTGAAATACAAAAAATGGTCTTTTTTGACCTTGAGACAGCCTCGACCTACTCTTCGTTGGACGAGCTAAATGATAACAATCCCAGAATGGCTGACCTTTGGGTCAAGCGTTGCGAATACTTAAGGTCTCGCTTTGAGGAAAATCGGGAGATGAGCGATGAACAATTATATACAGCAAAGGCTGGACTTACTCCAGAATTTAGCCGTATCATCTGTGCCTCGTTTGGTCGCGTGTCCTTTCAGCATGACGAAGTGTTAGGAACCGTACCTAGCCTAGTGATGAAAAGTTACTCGTCTTTCAAAGAAGGAGAGATCTTATCGGGCTTACAAAAAGTCTTTACCTCCTTTGCCGCCTACAAGTTTGTCGGTCACAATATCAAGCGCTTTGATGTGCCGATGATGTGTAAGCGTATCCTTATGGCTGGTGAACCGTTGCCTAAGGGTTTACAGGTGCAAAGCCTAAAACCTTGGGAGATGCCGTTTATTGATACTTCAGAGCTGTGGAGCTTTGGTGCTTGGCAGGAGAGCTTTTCTTCCCTAGAGCTCCTGGCTACTTCTCTCGGCCTAGAGACACCGAAGGACGATCTTCGTGGAGATCAAGTCGGAGAGGTATTTTGGCAAGAAAAGGATCTCTATCGTATTGCTCAATATTGCGAAAAAGACGTATTAGCCACAGCTCAAATCATTTTGAAACTTTCTAACCTGCCAGTAGTAGAAGATTATCAGCTACAGAGCAGTTAAATTGGAAGAACGCCTACAATATTTTTTAGACCCAAACTTTAGATTCAACGAGGAATCCCATACCTATACGTATTTGGATCCCAAGACACAGAGGCCCGTGCAGATATTCAAGTCTGTTACGGGCTTTATTAGTCAATTTAAAGAGAAATTTGACTCTGAACGAATAGCCGCCATGGTTGCAAAAAAACAGGGCAAGAAAAAATCAGAGGTGCTTAACGAATGGAAGGAAATCTCTGATACTGCGCTTGATCTGGGCACTTTAGTACACAAGTGGATCGAAGACTACTACAACGGCACCAATCCTGCCGAGCCAGAACACCCAGAAGTCTTGGCCAGGGTAAATCGCTTTCGAGAAATTCACGAAGAGAGACTCCATAAGCTGACTCCAGTCAAACAGGAGTTTAGGCTATTTTCCAGAAAATGGGGACTAGCCGGCACGATGGACGCTCTATTCAAGATCGGGGAGGACTACTACGTCGGAGATTGGAAAACCAATAAAAAGTTTACTAGCGACGAGGACTCTGACTCAGACCGGTACGCTAAAAAGCTCCTATATCCTTTTGAGGACCTCTGGGACAACTCAGTTAATGGCTATTCAATACAACTTAGCATGTACCGCTTGATGCTTCAGGAGGAGGCTGGGTTCGAAACAAAAGGCGCTTTTTTGGTTTGGATAGGACCAAAGGAAAAACCAAAGCTATACAAAACAGTAGATCTTAGAGATCGACTTTATACATACCTACAAAAAAATAATCTAAAACTATGAGTACAAATCCGCGTGAAATAATTTTTGGCACCGCTTCTAGAGATGCCTTAAAGAGAGGAGTAAACAAGCTGGCCGATTCGGTAAAGGTAACGCTTGGCCCAAAGGGTCGTAACGTGATCCTAGGCAGAAAAAACCAGTATGCCATCACAAAAGATGGGGTAAGTGTTGCTCGTGAGATCTTTTTAAAGGATCCATTTGAGAATCTAGGAGCACAAATGGTAAAACAGGTAGCAGCAAACGTTGCGCAAGAGGCCGGTGACGGTACTACTACTGCTACTGTGCTTGCACAGGCCATACTTAATCGTGGTATCAAGCTTATTGAGACAGGCTACGATCCTATGCTAATCAAAAAAGGAATCGATTCGGCCTCTGAGCTAATTAAGCTTTCATTAGAAGAGGCGGCCGTTAAGGTAGAAGAGGTAGAACAAATCAAAAATGTTGCCACCATTTCAGCAAATGGCGATTCAAAGATTGGCGAGATTATTGCCGATGCGATGAAGCAGGTAGGATTTGATGGAGTTGTAACCATTGAGGACAGCAAGACTCACGAAACCTACATGGAATTGGTTGAGGGCATGCAGTTCGATAGCGGTTATATGTCTCCTTACTTTATCAATGAGATGACCAAATTCGAGGTAAACTTTGAAAAACCATTTGTTCTTGTCTACAATGGCAAGATCTCTGGCCTTAAAGGTCTAGTCACAGTATTAGAATACACCTCATCTAAAAAACGACCTCTGCTTATCATTGCCGACAATATCGAAGGTGATGCTTTACAGGCACTAATCCTAAATAAAGTAAATGGCGTGCTCAATGTCGCAGCCGTTCGTTCTCCAGGTTATGGTGAACACAAACGCGAGCAGCTTCGTGATATTGCAATAATATTAGGTGCTCAATTTTTGTCTGAAGATCAGGGTCACGATATCTCCTCCTTGAATCCAGGAGCAGTCGACCAGATCTTAGGAGAGTGTGAAAAGATCACAGTTACCTCTGATAAAACCACCGTTGTAAATGGCGCTGGCGAAGAGAGTATGATCTTAGCTAGAATTGCCGAGTTAAAAAATCAAATCGAGTTCAAAGAGGACGAGTCTGAAAAGTTACTCTTAAAAGAGAGACTTGCCAAGCTCGAAGGAGGAGTTGCTATTCTTAAGATTGGCGCCTACAGCGATATGGAACTTAAAGAGAAAAAAGACCGACTTGATGATGCTCTGAGCGCTACTCGAGCTGCTATTGAAGAAGGAATTCTTCCAGGCGGAGGAGTTGCTCTCTTAACTGCGGCTACTAAATTATTGGCCGATATTCAGAGCGGTAAAGTCTCTTTTGAAAATGCAGAGGAGGAGGCTGGCGCAAAACTCTTGATTGATGCATGTTACTCACCGCTTGCAACCATTCTAAGTAATGCTGGACAGAGCTTTGATGTAATCAAAAAAGAAATATCTGCCTCCAATAACTTTAGATATGGCTATGATGCTCGTAATAACCGGTTTTGCGACATGGTTGAAGCAGGAATCATTGACCCAACCAAAGTTACCAAGTCTGCTCTTGAAAATGCCGTTTCTATTGCTGGCATGATGATTACAACCGAGTGCACCCTAATCGAAGAAAATCCAGACGATACTATTAAAGTTGACGCGTAATCGGTCATTTTTATGCTAGCTTTAATACTAAGAGACAGCCCAGTGCTGTCTCTTTCTTTTTTAATAAATAATGGTATAGAAATAACGTAATCTGGGTGACATCTGTTTTAGATATTCTAATCAATGAGGTAGCAAGCGTTCTTGGAATTTCAGCAGCTGAGGTCAAGAGCAAATTTACAACTGAACAATTAGAGGAATTATTAAGCCTGTCTCTGTGCGAACCTGATAGCACTGGAGGAGTGCCATTCGATACTGCTCAACCTCCATGTGAGGAGCCTTCTCCAGCAGCCAACCTTTTACCTCCAGTTGAGGTTGCTATCACTCCAAATATCCCTACCTCAAACGTAGAGCGGTGCATAGAAAATGTTGCCGAGGTAAATTCTCAAATTGCCGCTCAAAATGAAAATTACAGTAATCACCGTCTTCTTTTAGCAAAACTTATTGAATACCGCGATAATTATCAAACTATGCTCTATTACTTTGATGAGCGTAGCAAGGAGGCAGCTAGAATAATTGGAGAGTTTGGGCCAATTGTCACAGAGGTCAATCGACTTACCGAAAACTTATTTTTTTTACGAGCAAAAGTTAGAGAACTAGATGGACAGTCGAATTCTGTTCTTAATTTTCAAAATGACTCCCAAGCGCAATTAATAATTCTTAATCAAGAAATTCAAAAAACCGAAGATCTTTTACGAGATCAGCAGCTGATACTTGAGATTAAAAAGAGCAACCTTCCTATTTTTAGCGATGTTAATTTTCAAAATGCCTATGAGACCCTATCGGAAGCCGATTACTCAGATACTAGTGTCTCCTCATACTTAGCTGACATATACAATGGTTATTTGTCTAATAGTCAGCTCGATTCTATTAAGACGCAATTAGAGGATTATTCAAGTTGTATAAAAGCCAAAGTCGAGTTTAACGGCACTCCGGAAAGTATTCAACAGGCCGTTGAGAGCAATTATTTTTCTTTTACCCTAGACTTTCCTCAACTGGAATTTATCCAAACCCAAAAAGAAAAGGTTGACCCAAATACCGGAGAAGACTATACAGAGGACACTTTTTTCTTGGTAAAAACCAATCCGCTTTTACAGAAAAATTCATTTTTTTCAAACTATTCAGCCGTGACTGTTCGGGATTATTTTTCACAAAATTCTTCTCCTCCTACTGGCACGCTATATACTAAGTACTACAACCTATTTGAAGACCCAGAAAATAACTTTTTTACCCTTGCTGAGAGAGGACTAAGCTCAAGTGGCGGCGACGTTGACCCTAAGTTAAAGGACAGCGATACCTCGATCAAAAAGGAAAAAAATAGCGACTATTACATTAAGGACTTTGATATAATGTCTGCTTTCTATAAAAACTTTGATGAGAGGTTTGAGGCCAGAAAAGAACAAAGACGTGATGAAGTAATAGAGCCTGCCCGTGCAGGAATTCGCCTTGCCATGCAAACCATTGCAAAAAGAGAGGTACAGGTGTTATTGGCAGTGGCTGGAGTTGCAAATAAATTACCCAAAGACAGTCAGGCTTTGGGTACTATTGCTGGCAAGCTAGGACCAGAGGCAAATGGCTTTGCACAAAGACTACAAGAACTAGACAGCGAGATAAATCGCATTCAGGCTCTACTAGAAGAGCTCAAGCCGACCCCACAAAAGATAAAACAACTGCTTAAAGAAAAGAGCCCAGAATGTTTTAGTAAGGAGCCCGAGCCAGCAGACGACTCTAATCCAGACTGTTCTGGTGCCAAGTCAAAGTTAGGAATAGATCCTTTTTTTACTGAGACTCTAGGTGGCTGTGACCCGACCTTGCCGACCCAAAACCAAATATGTTACTGGATAGAGTTTGCAAAGGTTGCCAGTTTAATGGGTCTCCTGCCTTTGCCTAATTTGCCAAATGTCACTAAACTGCGCTACTGGCCAGTTGGCTTACTTATTCCTTCACCGGTCGGCCTTATTAAGATACCTTTGCCAATCATTTGGATTCCATTGGTAACTATATCTAGTCCACTAGGAAATGTAGTTATTTTCCTGACAGCAAATGGCATCTTTATCTCGCCGGTGGTATTTTTTATCTCAAGCAGTGGCTTTAAGCAACACATATTGACCCTGAAAGGGCCATCTAAAAAGTTTGGCTATTCTGCCGAGGATGCTTCAATCAAGACTGGAATCCAATCTTCAGTATTTTTGCTTGCTGCAAAGGACACCGCAACCCGCTTAACAAAAGAAGCATCAGATGGAAAGTACTATTCTTTTTCAGAAGAGCAACGCAAGCAAATCATAAAGCAACAAAATCTCTTAGCCGCGTCTGAACAGGCAGCAAATCAAAACAATAATTCTATTAAAAAGGATAAGATTGCTAGGGAAAAGAAAAACTTTGAAAGGGCAACCACCAACTTCACTGAAAATGAAAAATTAAGAAAAATACTTGATGCTGTTGATTCTGTGAAAGACACAGTTGACGATGCAAAGCACGCACTATTAAATCGAATTGATGAATTAGGTAAACCTGTACTCGCGTCCTGCAATCGCATAAAGGAAAAGATAAGTGCACGCCAAGCTGAGCTCCTATCACAGTTAAAAAAGGCACTAGCGGAAAACGATTTAGACAGGGCCAAGCAGCTTCGTTCTGAAATGCAGAGCGATGGCGCACAATTGGTTGACAAGATAGAGGCAATCAAAAAAGACATGATGGACTATTTTGATCGCATTGAGTTTCCAAAAATAGTAATTCCCAAGGATGCTTCGACTCTAGAACCCAAGATAAATCCTCTTACTGAGTTTTTGAGCCGCATCTCAGAATTTTCCAGCATCTATCGAACTCAATTTTATGCAAAAGATGACTCAAAGGTACGAAAAATACTCTCGATTCAATTAGCAAAGAGCAAACAGAAGATCAAAGCGAAGGTCAGCAAACGGACATCGTCGGATGGCACATTAGACATTGAAAAGGATCAAGACAAGATTAAAAAAGCATTAAAGGATGCTGGCAAAACCGTGGTTGATTCAGTTAGCGGGAAAGGCACTACCGGGTCGGTCGCAGAACAGCAGACAAAAATAGATTCAGCAAAAGCCGCTCTAGATAAGGAAAACGATACCGCTAAACGCACAAAAATTAGGCGTGACCTGGAAAAACAGCAGGCGCTTCTCTCTGAGATTCTTGAGCAGGAAAAAATCAAACAGTCTCTTGCTATAACTCCAGCGGTATTGGCTTCTCTTTCTCAATTGAGCATAGATTTCAATCCATTTGCTCCATGTTGCAACAAAAAAAGTTTTTCTCCAGACTTAAGTGTTAGCCCGGCGCTAGCAGTATTTGCATCGGCTGGCCTGCTCCTAAATTCCTATATAGATTCACTTACTGCCGCAGATCTTAAGGCACTATTTGGAGGTAAGAGTAAAGTTACTGCACAGGAGATAGCCGCCTCTTTCTTGTCCATAATTAAAAAGGCAATACCTGAAAGTCTCGAGATTCCGCTGCCTAATCTAAATCTGGCAACTTTTGCTAGCTCTTTTGCTGGGCTCTTGACCTCTCTCTTTGAGGTAAAAGTGCCAAATCTTGCGGCTCAACCTGCGTTGCCTGCAAGCATCACAATCGACTTAAACCTCTTAAAAAGACCTCTTGCTTCTCTATTAATTGAATATCTTATTGATTCTCTGCCAGACCCAACTCCAGCTACTCCAGTTAATACTGGACCTAGTACAAATGCAGCCACCAATGTTTCTAAAAACGAGATAGCTGGCGTAACCGGAAAGACCGCCGAGCCTGGTGGAAAATCCAAGCTGGATCGCAATATTCAGATTGTGGACTGCGAACCAGACACATCTGGCGATTCTGTCTTGTCTGGAGGATCTTCCACCTTTGCCCCTTCTGCGTTTAGTTCAAGTAATGTAATCGTTAATTCAAGCAAAGACGTGCTGCCTAATTTTTCAACATTAGAGACGGATTTTTCATCAGTTAATCCTTCTGATCTAACCGCGATCCTTAAAAATTTTATTGATCTTAGGTTTGGGCAAGTTGAAAAACTACTAGATCCTTTTTATAAGGTTCTTATAACCCTAAAGGGAGCAAAAGGAGTCAACCTAAACTTGTTAGAAGAGGCACAATATAAACTGCCGCCGTATGGCCCAGCGGCTAAACAAATCTTCAACTCTATCACTAAGATAAAGCAACAGATACCTAGATCAGCAACAGTAAATAAAATTGATCTTCAAGCAGTAGAGGCCGGGGCAAAACTTTTAAAGACTGTGCTCTCGCCTATTGCTAATTCTCCTCTACCCGCAGCAATTGTTGCAGGAGCTGGAGCTACTGATTCTTTGTTGCCTGCAGCTAAAGTTCCAAGTGTTGACGCCACAACCGGTGGTATTTCAACAAAAGACGTGAAGGTTGCGTCTTTTGCTCTGCGGTCCTTGCATCCTCTTCTTACACAAGAAGACCTGCCACCTTGGGAAAGGCTAACTGGTAAAAACTTGTTGTTTTTGCTATTTTTAGATGAATTTATTGCCAATGGCGCAGATAAATTAGGATTTTTTAGAGCATATATCTAAACCGATTTAAAAAATATTGTATAATTCTAATATTAGACACATCACATATGGAAATATCCAACTTTGACGAATCAATTTTTCAGTTATCTGGAAAGTACAACACCTCGGTAAAATTAACAGAGGCTGACCTCAAGAGCAAAAAAGTAAAAATTTACTGCAAGGAATCGTACGCTCAAGAAATGTACGATACTCTGATTGCACACAATCAAGGAAGTTCTAAGAAGGACTTTCGTAAGGATCTACAAGAGGGTTCTTTCCATAAGGTTCGTGCAAAAACTATTGCCTATAATGAACGCATGATCTATGCAGAAGAGATAGGCTCAGGCTCGACCGTTGCCATTCCATTTAGAGAATTTTCAAAACCATTGGAGACATTGACTCAAGACGAGGCCAGTCGCGAATTTTTAGTCATGATATACAAGGCCAACGAGTTTGGTGAATATTTTGCCTCAGAGAAGAAGGCACTCTCAATTTCTTACAAGCAGGAGCTATTTGATCACTTAAGTAACGAAACCTGGTTTGAGGTAAAAATCACCCGTCTTATCAAAGGCGGATACCTTGCCCTCTACAAAAAAGAGGTGGAGTGTTTTATACCTGGTTCACACGCGGCGGCAAATGTCGTACACAATTTTGGCGACCTCCTAGGAAAGACCCTGACAGTTATGGTGGATAACTACGATTCTGCTAATAACTTATTCATCCTCTCCTACAAGAAGTACGTGACGCACTCTATGCCTCTCATGATTAGTGAATTACAGTTCGATAAAGAATACGTTGGAGTTTTGACCAACCGTCCATATGATTTTGGAGTCTTTGTAGAAATTGAAGGTTACTACACCGGCTTGATCCACAAATCAGAGTTTGAAAACTACGACGAGGTAAGCAAGAGATTAAAATCTGGAGATAAGATAAACGTATACGTGAAAGACGTCACTACTAAAAACAACCAGTATCGTGTTGTACTTACCCTAAACAAAGAACAGGTAAACAGCGAAAAGATGCAGTGGCAGTCTCTTCGAAACAGGACCGAAAACCAGAGCTTTAGATATAGCATCGACGAGGCAAAAAATTCCATCTCAATCGACATTGATGGAGAAAATTTCGAAGTCTCATTGCGTCGTAAAGACCTTGAAAGAAACCTAAATCGTTATCCAATGGTGAAAGTATTTAAGGTGGATCCCATAAACAAGCGACTTCGTTTTGAATTCGTTGAGGAGAATGCAGATTAATTTTTCTCCGTGGAAGCTCATCATCGGACCCATCAGATAAATAATCTTGGATGGCCGATTACAACTCCTAAATAAGTTTTATTTAAACCACGTTAATTATTAGTACAGCCTAGTGATCAGCACCCATTGTCTAAAATAAGTAGAAAAAAGAACATGAAAAGTAACTTATTTACAGAAAGAATCGAATACAAACCTTTTGAATATCCGATTTATTACACCGAGGGCTGGCTCAAACAGGCCCAAGCTTCAAATAAATAAGAATAAAGAAAAAATGAAAGGCTATTTTTACATAACAAAAAATTTAATTAATGGAAGATTTTATTATGGCACTAGTACTGTAGGAAATGAAAAAAAATATTTTGGATCAAGTCCTTTATTAGAAAAAGCTATAAAAAAATATGGAAAAGAAAATTTTGAGCACACACCCTTGAAATATTTTGAAACTAGAGAGAAAGCGTTTATGTTTGAGGACAGATTTTTAAAATTGTATAAAATTTCAAATAATTCAAAAAGTTATAATTTGAAAGATGCTGCATTAGGTGGCGATACTCTTAAAAATAATCCTAAAAAAGAATCTATAATAAAAAAGAGAAACAAAAAAGTTTCACAATCTCTTATAGGCCATTCTGTATCTAGTGAAACCCGAAAAAAACAATCTATCAAACACAAAGGGTGGCTTAAAAAATTAAGTCAAGAAAAACAAAACGAATATAAAAATAAAATTTCAAATACTCTAAAAAATAAGTATAAGTATACTGACCATCCCAGTAAAGGGAAAAAATTATCAACTGAAACAAAGGAACTTATTTCTAAAATTGCAAAAGAAAGAGGTTTTGGTGGGGATAAGTGGTCACATTTGACCAGCGAAGAAAGAAAAATTAGATCTAAAAAACTATCAGAATCAAGAAAAGGACGAAAATTGTCTGAACAAACAAAACAAAAAATTAGAGAGGCATTGCTAAATAGCAAACTTTCAGAAGAAAGAAAAAAGAAAATAAGTAACACATTAAAAAAAATAAAAACCAATGGGACTATTTGATGAAAGAATAGAATACAAGCCCTTTGAACACCCAGTATATTATTTAGAAGGGTGGTTGAAGCAAGCACAAGCGTAAGTAATAAGCGCCTTTATTAGGAAACTAATATTGAAAAAGCCTGTTAAACGGGGAAACTCCATAAGGACAATCCCGTGCTAAATTGAACACACGTTCATAAATGCCTAACGACTATCCCTAACGGGAGTACACTATAAGCTATAGATAGTGGAAATGCAGGCAACCTTAACTGGTTATGATATAGTCTGATCTGTATAGAAATATACAGTTGTTTTTAAAAAAACAATATTCTAAGTAGCGATAGAATAGAACAAAAATGTTTGGCTTCACACTGAAATATCGATGCAGGGAGACATTAAAGATTGGAACGAACGCCTGACCTCTTCTGAAAAGAACCTAGTCGGTAACATTTTACTGGGCTTTGCTCAAACCGAATGCGCAGTATCAGATTATTGGACTGGCATGGTCACCAAGTGGTTTCCCAAACACGAGATCAAACAAATGGCAATGATGTTTGGCTCACAGGAAACTATCCATGCAACCGCCTACTCTTACCTAAACGAAACTTTGGGCCTTGAAGATTTCAAGGCCTTTTTACATGAACCTGCAATTGCTGAAAAGTTTGAGTTCTTGGTAGACACTAGGGCAGATTATACGTACGAGGACCTTGCCGAATCAGCCGATGCTAGAAAAGAAGTTGCTCGTTCACTGGCCGTGTTTTCTGCTTTTGCTGAGGGAGTTTCTCTTTACTCATCCTTTGCCGTTCTCTATTCTTTTCAAATGCGAAACCTGCTTAAAGGAATAGGTCAACAGATGAAATGGTCTGTTCGTGACGAATCTTTGCACTCAAAGATGGGCTGTCAGTTATTTCGCCACATGTGCGAAGAATATTCAGAGTTACGCGATTCGGTACAACCCCAAGTCGAGGCAGCTGCTTGCCTAATAGTTGAAATGGAACTTAAGTTCATCGATAAAATGTTTGAGATGGGCGACCTAGAAAACTTAAAGGCCCTAGACCTAAAGGAATTTATTAAAAAGCGCGCAAACGAAAAGCTCAATGAATTAGGTTACGAAGCAATCTTTGACCACGACAATGACTTTGCCTCCAAGCTAAATTGGTTTTACCACCTTACCGGTGGAACTACCCACACGGATTTTTTTGCCATTCGACCAACCGATTACTCAAAGGCTGGCGAAAACGAGAATTGGGACGAGGATGAATTATTTAGTTAGCGAATAGCTAGATTCAGCCATCGCAAATAAATAATAAAAAATCTAAATTATAAATGTTTTATTTTTATAAAACAACCAATTTAATAAACGGAAAATTCTATTATGGTTCAGGACAAAAGGAAAAATATATTGGTTCAGGTCGAGATCTTATGCAAGCAATTAAAAAATATGGAATATCCAATTTTAAACACGAAAGACTACGTTTTTTTAAAACGAGAAAAGAGGCATATTCTTTTGAAGAGCATTTTCTAAATATTTTTAAAATTAAAGATAATCCTCAATCATATAATCTAACAAATCGTGGAAATGGAGGAAATCAAATAGATTATACTGGAGAAAATGGATTAACTCATCGTACTCGATCTAAATCTGTAATTACTGTGTGGAACATGTCGCAGCGCTCTAGGCAAATCAACCGGGAACGATTACTAAAAAATAATCCGATGCTAAATCCACATAGTCGAGAAAAGGCAATTTCTGCTCTAGAAAAATGGAAATCTGAAAATGGCCCTTATATGAAAGGCAAAAAACATACTATTGAATCTAAACAGAAAATAGCAAATACTCGAAAAGACCGCGGAATTTCTGCATGGAATAAAGGTAAAATATTGGACAAAAATCAATTATGTATAATTTGTAATAAACATTTTAGTAAACAGGGATTAAAAAGACACAATAAAATATGCAAACATCAAACACAAGCGAAGTAGATTTACTAGCAAACTCACTCGGCTGGGAGCCTGGTGTAGATTATCCTATTTGGGGACATACTGAAACCTATTTAAAAACTGTATCTAGGGGATATTTATTAATCGGTGAAAAACCGAAAGACGCATATTGGCGAGTTTCAACAACTGTCGCTAAACGTTTAGGCAAGCCTGAAATGGCCTCTAAATTTTTTGATTATATTTTTAAAGGCTGGTTGAACCTTGCGACACCAGTCTTTTCAAATACTGGTACTGAACGCGGCCTTCCGATCTCTTGTTTTGGAATCGACGTTGGTGATTCAGTATATGAAATAGGCAATAAAAACCTAGAGATGATGCTCTTAGCTAAACACGGCGGAGGAGTCGGAATCGGGGTCAATCAAATACGGCCGGCTGGCTCAAAGATCTCACAAAACGGTACTTCCGATGGAATTGTGCCTTTCTGTAAGATCTACGACTCGTCAGTATTGGCCACCAATCAAGGATCCGTTCGCCGAGGCGCAGCTTCGGTCAACCTAGATATTGAACATGGAGACTTTTGGGAATGGCTGGAGATCAGGGAACCCAAAGGCGACGTTAATCGACAGTGCCTTAACTTACACCAGTGTGTTGTTATCTCCGACGATTTTATGCAAAAAATCGAACAAGGAGACAAAGAGGCACGCCGTCGTTGGACTGCAGTGATTCGCAAACGTAAGGCAACTGGCGAGCCCTATATCATGTATAAAGGCAACGTCAATCGTCAGAGCCCAGAAGCCTATAAAAAGAACGGTTTAAAGGTATACATGACAAATATCTGCAGTGAAATCTCACTCCACACTGATGAAAATCACTCCTTTGTGTGCTGTCTTTCTTCGCTAAACTTGGCAAAGTATGACGAGTGGAAAGACACTGATCTTGTCTATACCGCTACCTGGTTCCTAGATGGAGTATTAGAAGAGTTTATCCAGCGCGCAAAATACATGCGCGGTTTTGAAAACTCAGTGCGCTCTGCCGAAAAGGGCAGAGCTCTTGGCCTTGGAGTATTAGGCTGGCACACTTATCTGCAGGAGAGAAATATTCCATTCGACTCAATGGTTGCGCAATTTGAAACCAGAAAGATATTTTCTCAGATAAAGATCGAGAGCGAACGTGCGAGTCGTGATATGGCTAGAGAATACGGCGAACCGTTATGGTGTGTGGGTACTGGCATGCGAAACACTCACCTTCGCGCTATTGCACCCACTGTTTCTAACTCAAAGCTTGCTGGCAATGTTTCTGCTGGCATTGAGCCCTGGGCAGCAAACGTCTTTACTGAACAGACTGCAAAAGGCACCTTTATCCGAAAAAATCCAACCCTAGATCGGGTCTTAGAAAAAATCGGACACAATACCAAAGAGGCGTGGGACCAGATCCTAGCGGACGGCGGTTCGGTACAGGGGCTAGTCTTTATGGATAATTGGGTAGCCAAGCTCGGCGAAAAAATAAATCCAATTACCGCCAGTAAATTGGCAAAGCTGCCTGAGACAGAACGCTCCCTGTATGTTCCCCTAAAGGACGTGTTTCTTACCTTTAAAGAGATAAACCAGCTAGAATTAGTTAGACAGGCTGGAATCAGACAGCAGTATATCGATCAGGCAGTATCGCTTAATCTGGCCTTTCCAACCGAAGCTGAGCCTAAATTTATCAATCAGGTGCACCTTGAAGCCTATGAAGCAGGTATTAAGACCCTTTATTATATGCGAACCGAATCGGTGCTGCGTGGAGATATTGCGGCTCGTGCAACTCAAGACTGCCTGAGCTGCGATGGCTAGGCTCCTTCTTCTCCTAAAAAAGTCAAGCAGCAATCCATTTGCTGCTTTTTTGTTTAGATAAATAATCTTATGAAGCACATCAAGCTATACGAACAAGCTGAGCCTGAAAAGCGGATCAAGTATCTCCCAGACGGCTCCGTCGAGCGGGAACGGTGGTACCAAAACGATAAGCTGCATCGCCCAGACGGGCCTGCCTGGATCGAGTATCACCCAGACGGCTCCGTCGCGTGGGAACGGTGGTACCAAAACGACGAGCTGCATCGCCCAGACGGGCCTGCCCAGATCGCGTATCACCCAGACGGCTCCGTCGCGTGGGAATGGTGGTACCAAAACGGTAAGCTGCATCGCCTAGACGGGCCTGCCATGATCGTGTATCGCCCAGACGGCTCTGTTAAGGAGGAAGAGTGGTACTGGCACGGCGATCTGCATCGCCTAGACGGGCCTGCCATGATCGGGTATCGCCCAGACGGCTCTGTTAAGGAGGAAGAGTGGTACTGGCACGGCAAAAAAGTGACAGAGGTCACTACTC